GCCATGCCACCGATCGCTGGTATTTGGATTTTGGATACACTGTTGTTGTCGCGTATCCCGGCATTGGCAAGATGGTTTAAATAACCGTCCGATGTGATTAAAGGCCGTCTGAACTTTTGTTTCAGACGGCCTTATATATTACGCCCCGTGAAAGGGGCAATTAACCAAACTTAACAATCCCCTTTCATTAGCCAAGTGAAAGGGGCTTTTTTATGTCAGCAAACATTATTTTCAGTTCGTCTTACTGGCGAATATTCAAATCAAAAAATTCATGTGTTTTGTGCTTTTACAGATTCCAAGTAGGAAAAGCTCATGAACTGGAAACGCAAGAAACGTTTCCAGATTTGTTGGAAACGCTGAAAAAAATAGATTCGGTAGGTTCTCACTATCCTGTCATTTTAACTTCGGACGGTTCGCCGTTTATTGTTCTTTAATAGTTTGTCGGAATGAAGGGCTTTCGGTCGCAGGCCGTCGGGCGCGCGTCAGCGCGGCAGACGGGAAGCGGCAGAAAGCCCCCCCCCCCTTGACTAACAGGGGGGGAGCAAAAATCAAAGCCCCGAAATTCCAAAAGAGGGGAGCAGATGAGCCAAATAGAATATTTCTCCCATTTCATCACGGATGAGCGGGGGAAACTGATTGAAGTTCCGCAAAGGCGGGGCATACAGGACGGCGTTTTCATAGACTGGCTTTCTATAACATTCCATGAAGACACATTGGTAAAAATCGCCGGATGTCCGTTGGTATCCGATACCGAATACATGTACGTCTTGAGCAGGAAGTTAGAAGAAATTTTAGGTTTCGGCATTACCCGAAAATGCAAGTCCAAAGGTAACAAGTTTTATGAATCCATGTACCGGCTCGGATCGGAAGATGTCGATTACGGAGAAGTCCATTATGGTGGCCAGCGGGATACCGTTTTGATTGAGCTGAAAGGCGTCGGGTGCAATCTCGCGCAAGCGGGTTGGGAAGCGCGAATGAAGCAGTTTTTAGATGAAGCCGTCCGACCCAGAATAACCCGAATCGATTTGGCATTGGATTTTTTCGATGGAAGCTATACACCTAATCAGGCACTGTTAGACCACGATAACGGCTTTTTCGATAATCACAATATGCGCCCGAAGTCCGAGACAGTCGGGTCAGCATGGCGTAAAGAAGACGGCACAGGTAAGACGTTCTATGTCGGTCGGAAGAAAAATTCCCGCTTTGTCCGTGTATACGAAAAAGGCCGCCAGTTGGGTGATAAGGACAGTCCATGGGTCAGGTTTGAAATACAGTTTAACCACGGAGATATAGAAATACCGTTTGAGATTCTGACAGACGAAGGCGGTTACTTTTGCGGCGCATTTCCAATATGCAGCACTTTCAAAAATATGCCGCAAGAAAAACGGTTTGAGCCGAGAAGTAAAGCCCTGAATCTGACGTTCGGCCACAAACTGAAACACGCAAAGAACGCCGTCGGCAAGCTCGTCAATTTCATGTCCGATTTAGGTTTTACGGCTGAAGAAATTGTTAGGCATCTAAAAGCAGAACAAGGTTATCCCAAAGGTCTGGAGCCTGAAAAATATGATTTGAACGAATTGAGGCAGGCAGAAAGAAGCGGGTTTATACACGAATCGGCGGAAGCGGCACTTGATTTTGAAGTCATGGCTTTAGAGTTAGATTCGGTCTGTTTCAAACTGTCTGATGGCTACGACCCGCATAAACGTCTTTTTGATGTCCAGTATGAAGCAGATAGAAAACGCAAAGAAGACGAAGCGTATGAACAATGGCTGCAGCATAAATATGAAGAAGGTTTACCACTCGCCGAGCAGATGAAGCGAAGGACGGCGCGATGGCATAAAGAAACAGCGCGAAACCGTATTAAAAATTCCAAGTATCGGCTTTATTGCGGTGAATATAGGGCTTATACCAAAAAGCCCGTCAAATTTGATTGGTATGATTTTTAAGAAAGGAAATATCCATGTTTACCCAAACCCAGATTATCACTTATCCAGCAACATTTTTAGGTGCAAAAAAATTCAAAGGCGAAATTGACGGCTCGAAGATTGACAGTTGTTCCGTCTTGGTGGCTACACCGCTCCCGTCTCAATCGGGTAACGCCGTAGGATTCACCGCAGCGCAAATGAAGTTCGGTTCAAGCGATAACTTTGCAAAGCTGGCAAACCTCAGTTTTCCTTGCGAAGTCATGATTACCGTAGAGATGACCTCGACAGGCAAAGGCATGGTTCCCTCCCTGAAAGAGTTCCAAGTACAAACAGAGGCAAAGCCGAAAGGCTAAATCATGAAATATAAAGAACGGTTCATAGTTCAGGATTTGGAATCACATGAATTCATCTATCCCGATCCGTTTGGCGATACAGGTTTTACCCAAAATCTAAAATCTGCCGGGCATTTTGAAAGCTATGAAGACGCATTTAATGCCGGAATGGAAGAAATAGGTGGTGGATTCCAAATTTTCGCGTTTTATCTGAAAGAAGAATAGTTTCACAGGCTCGGCGGGCGGTCTGTAAAACCTTTCACAAAGCCCGCAAACACATTTTTTTAAACATTTTTAAAGGAAAACTCATGAATATCATGACTTTGAAAAACAAAGCTAAATACGCTTTAGCAACCGTTGCAGTTGCCGCAATGTCCGCCCCTGCGTTGGCAGAAGATAATGGCCTCGTAACTGCTGCCAAAACTGAGCTGGCAAGCGCAAAAGACGGTGTAACCTCTATTGGCGCGGTAGTAATTGGCGTTGCTGCTGCAATGGTCGTTGTAGGCCTGATTATTAAAGCAGTACGTAAAGGCGGTTAATAGCAATGGGTTATCAAGTCGGCAGGGTTTGCCATTTTACGCATGAAGCGGCGACAAACGACGTGATGACCCGTGTAGTGCCGACAATAGACAAAGACGGGGTGCTACATCACCCCGTTTTTAATGGCTCTACATGGCAGTATAACGATCAGCAAGTAAAACTGACCTTTCCCGATTGCGACCCGATGGAATATCAGAAGTTGGGTAAAGAGATAGGTTTGATGTGCGTTTCAATCGTCGCCACGGTATTTGTCGTTAACCTAATCTACAAATTCATACTATCCACGAGAGAAAAGAGTAATGAAGAATGATCCCCGAAGCAATGTTTATCATTGGCCTATTGCCTTATGCCTTGCTCTGTCTGCTGCTGTATTCGCTGCTCCAGTAATGGCAGATGTCGCCCTACCGCCTCCGGCACAACATCAAAACGCAGGTTTCCCATCCGATCAAGCTTTGCAACGGCGCGGATACGATCCAAAAACAGGCGTTTGGAAAGTTGATGTACAAAACAACGGCAAACCGACAGTAACTAAAGATGGCGGAAATATTAATGGTAGCCAAGGTAAAAATGTAACGGTAACAGGACGATATGGCGAAACTGGAACGATGAATACAACTGTTAATCAAAGAGTAGGTACAGGTAGGCTTCAAACTGCTGCAAATACAGTCATTGTTGCAAATGCTGTTAATAATTCTTATACAAAAAATTATGCATCAGAAGCAGCAAATGCGTTTAAGAACGGCAATTATTTAAAAGCAGCTCATAATTCAATAATGACTTTAGGAGCTACTTTAGATGGCATTTTAGGCGGAGCAATCAGAGATATAGCTACAGGCATTGGCAATGGATTGAAGGAACCTCAACAGTACGAACAATCACAACGCCAAGCAGAAGCCGAAGGTAACTATCAAAAAGCAGTAGCAAATGCAGCAGCTAAAAAAGCAGCAGAAGCAGCACAAAAAGCTAAAGCACATCAAGAAAAAAAAGAAAATTTAGAAGAACAAGAAAAATCAGGAAAAAATGTTTTACTCGTTAGGTTTCGTGAATGGGGCGGAGGGGAAGGCGAAAGTGTTGAATGGAAAAGCTATAAAACATCTAGTGGTGTTGGTAGATCTGACGTAGGAAATTTTCATTTATACGACTTCAAATCTGCTATTAATTATAAATATTCAGATGATTTGACTATTTCATATAGCCCAAAACATGCAGGTATTTATGGTCGGTTTTTAGCTATTAGTTTTTATCCCAATAGCGAATTAAATCGTCAAAATATTATAAATAATAATGATTCAGTTAATGTTAATGACTTTATTCTGACACAAAAAGAAATGTTAGACATCTTAAAACGCATGTTGGAAAACAATCAGACAAACCATGCCGAATTGATGAACCAACTGGCAAAAATGGGCGTTATGAATCAATCTGCCGAGCCAAGCACATTTAGCCCTGATACCGCACTTTCTGCACCATATACCCCTGAAGGCAGCACTACCCCACAACAAACAAGATTCAAACTGCATGAAGATGGCACTGTGGGCGTTGATTATGTACCGCGTCCAGATTTAAAGCCAAACAGTCCAGAAGCACCGAATAAGCCCGAAAAGACAACACCGAGCAGACAGGAGAGTCCGGACACGCCAAACAGTCCGAATACACCGAATCAGCCGAATAATCCGACAGGGCAGCAAAATCAAAACCAAGAGAATCAGAAACAAGATTTTTGTAAGCAGAACCCGAATACTGCGCAATGTATGCCAAGTGGTGATTTGAAATACGAAGACATAAAACTACCTGAACAGACAATAGATCTAAATTTTAGGCCTGAAAACATATTTCAGACTGACGGTGTTTGTCCGCAGCCAAAAAGCGTCGATTTAGGCGAATTTGGCCGCGTCGAATTTAGTTATCAGCCCCTTTGTGATTTTGCTGCAAAACTTCGGCCGGTGCTGATTATGATGACCATCCTTACTTGTGCGTGGTTTGTTTATGGAGCGTTGAAAGATTTATGAATTGGGCAAATTTAATAACAGCAGCTTTAATGTCTGTTGCAGGCCGTATTCTTAGCGCAATCGGTCTATCTTTTGTCACTGTAACAGGCTTTCAAAGCTTGCAGTCCTATTTTGTACAGCAGGTTCAAAACCACATAGGTGGATTTCCGCAAGACGCATTACAGATAATTTATATCCTTGGATTCGGCGTTATGCTTAACTGGATTTTCGGCGCGTTTACATTTATTGCCACAATTAAAGGCTTTAAAAA